CCCAATTCTTTAGCTACGCCGTGTATGTCTACTTTTCCATCGGTGACGCCGTCGTCTCCGAATTTCGGCCCTATCATATCCCATGATTCATCTGCGTCTCTTCCGTAGCGTCGGGACGCTACGAAAGACATAAACGCGTTCGGTACGGTGTTTCTGGTCGTGGTGTTAAACCCTCCGGATAAATTCATCGACCCGGAATTGGTCTTCGTCGCTTTCTTCCCTAACCCATTGACTGGCTTGTTAGGTACTTTTACGGTTCGGTTAAGCGTGGACGCGTGCGTCTTCTCTATCAACGCGTGATGTTTCTCAGCAAACCCGGCTTTCCATGCGTTGCAATATATCTCATTCACGTGCTTGTTTTGGGTAGCGTCCATGCCAGTGTAATCTGTGCATATTAAGACCTCTGTCTTATTAGCGTAGTTGGAGACTGCCAGACCTATCTCGTCTGGGGTCATCCCAACATTTGAAGGGTGAGAGCCTTCCCGGCTCATTCCCAATGTGTGCTTCTTCATCGGGATTTCGAACATAGCTACGGCTATTAACGTAGCCATGTTCTCTGGGAATACAAGCCTGGAGTGTTTACCATTCTGAGCTCCGTTCGCGACAGCTTCTACTTTAATTAAAGCTTCTATCGACTTGATTTCCCCGCTTTCCAGACTATACTTGTACGTCTCTCCCCTAGCCTTCTGTGCTTTAGTCTTGCAGCAAGACATCAACGCTTCGAACAATGAGCACGGCTCAAGCTTGGGTAAGTGACTGGGATAAGATTTCTCTACGAATTCCTTTCCGAATCCTACAATATCGTCTGCGAGGCGATCGCTAGGATTACGCCTCTCTTCAATTCTTCCTTGTACCGCTGCCTCTCCATTTTCTGGGTGCTTGGTCATAACGGTAGCCGGCCTGACAATTGCATGCGTCACTAGCTCGGCGGAAGGTTTCCCTTGGTCTGTGAATTCGGAGCGAGTGTAATTGACTACGTCACACCCTAACCTGGTATCAGCTCCTAACGCGCTGTTTAAAAGGATTGATTCAACTGTGCTCAGATCCTGATCTGCGCACACGAACTTTATCCCTGTGATACCGGCTCCTTTTCCTGCTTTCTCGATAGCAGTGCAAGCGTCGTAGCATGCCATAGGCACAGACACGCAGCTGCTGTCGGGGGATCTGTTGCGGATACTAACCATAGTAACCGCGTTTTCGATGTATTTCATCATCAGGTGTCCTGTGGCTAATGTGTCTATTTTAGCCCTTTCGTACTCGTTGTACTTCAGGTTGAATAGCCGATAAATCCAAGGGGGCAAATACGTAGTGACGGTCGGAACCATCACTACGACTGCTCGGTTGAAATCCCCTGGGATTACCTGCACATCGTATGTAGTCATACTGAACCAATACGGTACGGTAAACGTGTCGTGGGAATTTGCCCATATCCTATGGGTGTAATGTGACCCTCCGCTTACCCTCTCGTGATGGATCGCATCGCCGCTTCGCGATGCTTCGGTGTACCACTGGAAATCGTCTCCCTTC